ATTTTTGGCATCTATTACTCCTTTCTCGCCATGTCCGTAAGTGCCTTTTCCTTGTGCTTGCTTTTGTAATAATTTCCTATGTTCAAGATATTCCATAATTTGTTTATCCGTCCAACCTCTTTTGTAGAACGGAGGTTTAGGCTTTAAAGCTCTTTTGACCTGCCAATAGGTTTCATTTGTTAATCCAATCCCTTTCTCAGCCATTTCATTTTCTTTCTTTACCCCACCTTTTTGATAGGCATGTTTATAATATTTTAACTGCCTATCACCAAAATATCCTTCAGGATTTGAACTTAATTGAAATTCTTTTTGTAATTTTGGATTTAAAGAATATTCCATATATTCTTTCCATGCAGTAGGATGATCCATAGATTTTAACCAATCTCCTGTTTCTACATCTACTGAAGGTAAATGTCCAGTTTTATCTCTTGTATATCCTAATTCTTTAGCTCTTTCTATATTATAATCTTTCTTAACTCCACCTTTTCGTTTTATCTTATATTTTTCCCTTAATTTTTCTTCAAAGCTATCAGGTCCAGTATGAGTTTTATGTTCATAGTGGTCTTTATCCCGGTATCTAGCATGATCCACTTCTTCTCCTTTTATAAACCTATAAGCATCTTTTGCAAAACTTACTGGTTTATTTTTCAAAGATTCCCATCTCCAAAATTCTGGTATGTGTGCTAACTCTGCAATTACATTACCAAAATAACCCTTTCTATCAGTCTGCTCTTGTAAATCTTTAAATTCTCTAATCTTGGCCTCTCTTTCTTCATCAGTCAACTCTCTTACCCAATTAGCCTTATTGTTTTTAAGAGTTTTTATTCCACTGTTCATAAAAGTTGATTGGAATTTATCATGGCCATGAACGGTAATATCTTTAAATAGTGGATTAGCACTAACTTGTAACTGATCTGGCCGTCTAGCAAATAGTTTTTGAAAAAGTTTTCCTGTTATACCTGTTGGTTTATTATATATATTTCTTACCCCTAAATCTTCAGCCATTTGAAGAGCGCCCTTCCAATGCATTTCACGATCATTGCCTATATCAACAGTTTGTGCAACCCCTCCTGGAGTTACAAAAGTATCATATAATTGTTTTTGTGGAGCACTTAATTTATTATAAGATTCATCCGTTAGAGCTGACACTTCAACCTCTGGTAAAAGATTAGGAAATTCTTCTTTATCTCCACCATTTTTATATTTTCTTAATCCACCTTTTCGTTTTATCTTATATCCACCTCTTTGCATCTTTATCTTTACTTTTGAACCTTCTCCTTCTTTAGATCCAAAATTTGTTGCAATATTACGTAATTGACCGTATATACTAAAGCCTTTCTTTTTTACTCCTTTCTTCCATCCTTTCCATCCCTCTCCAGTTGCATCATTAAAATTATATTGATCGTTATATGTATATGTTCCATCTTTCTTCTTCTTAAAACCCATTTGCCCAAAAGTACTTTTTACTGAATAAGCAGGATTAAGAGATTTTGTTATAGCTTGATAACCAGCACCACCTCCTACATCATCATATGGAGTTTGATATGCGTTACCCTCGTCGTCTAAATGAGTACCATAGTCTTCATACTCAATTACACTACTACCTCTTTTTTCAGCATTTTTTCTTGCATTTTCTAATGCTTGCTTCTCTCTATAATTTAAATCAGATTTAGTTATTGAATTATCAGAACCTATTAAATCAGCACTAAATTGTCTAACGTTTAAAGGAATTTGATTTTTAAATCTTTCAGCTACAAAAAGTGGATTGAACCAATTAGCAGTATCTTTTACTGTTTTCCAAGTACTGTTATTATCATCAGTTTTCTCTCCACCTTTTTTATATTCAATAATATCTGACACTCTATGAAATCCCCCAGTTTCATATTGTCCTGCATCTGAAACTACCCCACTAACATTTTCTCCCATAGGATTATTAGCAAGTCCTGGAGGTGCATCTTGATATGATTGTACTAAATCACCAGTACCTTGTTGAGAAGGAATTTCCATCCCTCCTGGCATTGGCTCTTGAGGCATTTGATATTGTTCTTGAATTTGTTGCTCTTGTTGGGGAGATTGCTGTTGTTGCATAGCTTTCTCTTCTTGAATAAAGAGATCTGTAAAATCTCCCTTATATTCTTGAGCTGTAGCCTCTTGAATAATTTCAAATTGTCTTTCTTTACTTAACATTATGAAGTTTTAGGCTTACTCTTTATAGCTTGTATCTTTTTATTCTCAGTTCTAGCTTTTAATCTATCTCCTTGAGCTTTTAATTTTAATTCGTCCCTTTTAATATTTTCATCAGCTTTATTAGATCTTTCAACTTCTTGTTGGGCTAAAGTCTTAATATCAAGATCTTTTAACTTTGTAGTAAAATCCCTTACATTTTTATTTTCACTTACAGTTTGTGCTGCTTCTGCACCTTCACTTTGAATTAATGCTATTTTAATTGCATTATCTCGATCTTTTTGTTTTTCATTTAACTCAAGTTGTAATTTTTCTTGATCAGCTTTTAATTGTGCTGCAACTTGTTGTTGTTGCGCTTGCTGTTGAGCTTGTTCTAATTGCTGTTGAGCTGTCTCTGCTTTTTTAATTTTACTTTTAATTATAGGGAAACTATCTGATTCAAAGATTTCTAAAGCCGCAGAAGCTGGTAATCCATTTTGAATCATAGCTTGAGACATTCCTTTTATTAAGTCTAGCTTTTCTTGATCTTTTCCTGAATTAGATACGAATATTCCAAAATTAGATTCCATATAATTAACACTATCTATATCTAAAAATTCTTGTGTTCCGTCTGGCATTACATACATACCTTTTTTCCCAGCATGCCAAGCTTCTTTTGAATAGTCAAGAAGAGCTTGCATGTCTCTTCTTTCCATACCTTCAAATTTCTTAAATAAATCTTCTGTAATATGAGAAGATTGTACAATAGCTTGTTGCGAAGAAGATTTACCTTCATATTGTCCTATTTCTCCTTGTCTTTGTCTAGTAACTCCAGATAATTTTTCCCATTCTTCTAATATGGAACCTAAAAGTGTAATATATTGTTCTATTGTTTTAATAGACATATCTAATACAGATTGGTGTTGAGGTGATAATTGTATACCTTCTTTATTATAATCAACCCATGCAATACCTGTACCTTCTACATAATACATAAATTTATCCATATCCCATTTTTTAGGGATCATATTAATATCGAATTGAGCTACTATATCTTTACTTCGTGCAATTGCTAATTCTAATCTATATTTATAAATATTATAGTTCAATTGATAAGGAATTCCTAATTGAACTAAAGATACATTAGATGTATTTATATTAGAATATCTCCTCCCATTAATTGGAAGTTTACAAGTAGAAGCATCATCAATTGATTGTCTTTGATTAGGGATAGGTCTCATATTAATATAAAATCTACCATCTATTCTTGTTCCTTCCCATACTTCATTTACCCAAAGCCATTCTATTTTTGCTCCAGTTTCTTTTAATTCTGCAGGCATTCTATATCCATCTTCTACTTCTTTTTCTTCTATAGCTCCTGTAGAAGGATCAAGATATGCCATAAATCCTATACGTTTCCTTGATTTCCAATATACACTTATAACTTCTACTAATCTATTTCTATAAGAATTAGGATCTTTACTAGCTGCACTAGCATATAAAAAGTAATTATCTGTTTCAGAATGTTTGGGATCTTCTAATTCTAATACTTGATCTTCTGTTAAATAATCATAATAATTATCAATAACAGTTGAAGTATGTACCCATTTTCTAGTTAATGCCCAATCTCCATCTTCTACATAATCTAAATCTGGATCGAGATCATAATCTACATCCACTGGATTTAATACTTCATAAAAAGTTTCTCCATTTCGTACTCCCCTATGTGTATATGTTTGTCCTGATATTAAAAAATGAAACCAAGCTTTATTAAATTTTTCTCGTATATTTTCATTATACATGATATAGTTTAATCCTTTTTGTCCCATGATAGCTCTATTATCGACATAAGAATTCTCAAATAATTGTAAAATATGTTCCGGAACTTCAATATCCATAGGATCCATACCTGTATTTATTCCTCTTTCTCCTAATTCATTAGCGAATTGCTTTTTGAAATTCTCCATAAGCATATCGTTTTTAGCCTGTTCTTTTAAAGTAACTGTATCTGAGTTTTGTACTGTAACAGTATAATTGAGAGGCCTCTTGGATTTCTCACCTAAAAGTAAATCGATTATAGGTTTAATTATGGGATAATTGCGCATTTGGGATGGAAAGTTTTTTCTCGTTTTTCCGTAAGGTTGCAGCACGTACCTATAATCGCCTTCATCAATTATACCGTTATAGTAATCATAATATCTTCGTAAATCTTCTCTACTAGATGTATATCCAGTACCTTGATTAGATAAATCTATGTAAGCATCTACACATGATCTTCTCCATTTATCTCCTTTCTTTTTAATAGGCAGTTTTTGCCTAGGTATTTGTTCATATCCCATAAGTTACAAATTTAATTAAATTTATTTATACTTTTACTATAAAGATAAATATCATCTTTAGTTTTATAAATATACCATTAATAATAGTTTTTATCAAACCAATTATTAGTAGAATTATCTTCTAATACTTCTTTAATTTCTGCATTATATAGTTCTCTCGTATGAAACATCCCAATCATCAATGCCATAACACGATCAAAGTTACCTACGTGGTTAAATTTAATTAGTTCCGTTAATAGTGCAGGATCATAAATTTTATGTAAATTTAAAGTATATGTTCCGTCTTCTGTTTTATGTCTTGGCGAATTTAACCAATCTCTTATATATATTTCTCCTTGCCTTTTTCTTGCCTCAGTCATATGCATTCCATATTGTCGTTTTACAGTTCTACTTCGTAATTCTTTTTTATCTAACATTTCAAATTCCTCTTGTAATCTATGTAACTTTCTATGTCTTTTAGCGTAAGCTATAACCTCACCACGGTCATTTTCAAATCCTATTTTACATCCGTAATAATCCGCAAGCATAAATAAATTTTTATTGTACTCATCTTGTGTATGAGGTCTCCCAACATAAGATGCTACAATAATATCATCTGGATGCGATATATTATTAGGTCTTTTTATTATATATGCGGCTCCTAATGATGTAGAATCTGCAGATTGATTTTGTCCATAAGGATCATGACAGATTATATACATATTTAAAGGTACTTGTTGTTTTTCATTTTTATACGGGGATTCATATATAACTATTCCTCCTGTAGTATTATCGTCTTTTCTATGAGGATATTTTATAATTTGTTTAAGATCTCCATCAGGTCTAAACTTTATTTTCTCATCTTTATTATAATATAAACGACCAATAGTCCCAATAGAATGTAATTTCCTAGATTTTATTTTATTATATTGTTCTTGTAAAGATACTACATCAAATAAATTAGATGTAACTTGTAATGTAGCTTCTTGAGGAGAAAAAGGGTGCTCTGCGATATATTGGTCTAATGATTTAGCATCAGCAGCACCTTTCTTCTTTTCCCTCATTTCTTTTTCATATTCTCTAGCCTTATCTTTTAGTGAATTTCCTTCATCATCTATAAAACCATCTAAGTTAGTTTGTATAGGTATAAAATATCCGCATTTAGTTCCCATAGAACCTTCATCCCATATATTTTCATATGCCATACAATCATATGCTTCAGGATTATAAAAAATCTCCTCCATAGCTTCAAAATCTGCTCCTTCTGTACCTCCTGTTCCAAAAGCTACCATTAATCCTAATGTTTTAGCTCCTTGCCTCATAGTAGGCATTGTTACTTCCCAAGCTTTAAGGAGTCCGGGGAAGGATCCTGCTTCCTCAAAGAAAACAAGTTCCCCCGCCTTTCCCCTCACCTTGTCGGGTGCATCTTTTAAGCTTACCCCCATAATTTGAGATTTATTTCCCATTTCAATTTCAAGCCCATTAACTTTCTTTTTATATCCAGACATTTTATTCATTTCCCTATCCCGTAATCGTGGTTGTGCCCAAGCGGTATTATCATCTATAAAAGATAAAAATTCCCATGCTTTAGAGAGAAGTCCATCTCCAATTAAATATTCTTTTTGAGATGCAAATACAAAGTTTTTTGAATTTTTAATAAAAAAATAATTTCTAGCAAGCATTGCCCCTGCTTTATAAGAATATCCTTTACGCCGAGCTTTAAGTACGATCATATGTTTATTATTTGCTCTAGCTTTATCGACTTCAGTAAAGTAATCATAATCTCCATCATAAAATCTAGGAAATGTACGTTCACGTTTAGATTGAATTGTACCATCTGGAAGTTCTTCATCTACAGCTCTATCAATAGGACAATAGTTTAAATAAAAATAATGAAATCCTGTAATATGTAATTCATCTATAATATATCCGTATAAACAACGTTTACGTTCTGTATCCCAATATTCATAGTATTCTCGTGTGCCTGGAAGAGCTTTTGTATAAACACCGTCTTTTAAAAATGCGAGTGCGGCGGGTCTGACTCTATTTGTGTTTTTTAACATTCTTTGCATTTTTACAATTAACGAGATCTTGACATTTTTCATATTCTTCTAATTCAACAAAATGGTCAATTATCTCATCTATTTCTTCATCACTAACATCTTCATGTAAAAAAGGATTAAAAGGTAAAGGAAATTCTAAATCTTCATCACTGTCTTCTATATCTATATAAACTTGATCTAAAGTTATTTTCCCAGTAATAACATTATATGCATTTTCCATAGCAGTATTATATAACTCTAAATCTTCTAAAAAGTCCATTACATACTATATTTATTTACTTCTACTCCTCCTCTATTTGTATTTGCAGCTTGCTCTTCTTTTTTAACTATTTCTTCTAGCCTAGTTAATCCGTCTACTACTTTCCCCATCTTTTCTAAATTATTTATTAAATCTTTAGCATGATAAATAGGTTTTCCATTATCATCTAGCATTTGTAAATCTATTGTTCTAAAATATTTCTCTAATTTTACTATTGATTCCTTAGCCGCTTTTAATAATCTAACTGCTGAGGTTTCAATTAATTTTTCATATTTTTTACATGCTATATGTACTTTCTTTGAAGGTATAAATTTACTTTTTTCCCCAAAAATACTATTTTTTACTTCAAT